CGCAAAACCAATTGTGTATTTTCTGAACAGTTTAATAAAATCAATGACTTGCGGTGCTCAGACTCTGCAAAGCAAGCTAAATTACTTCGCTTGGTTAAAGAAACTGGGTTCGTAAAAACAAAGTCAGGCGCAGCAGAAATCGGCGGCGGCACATGGCTGCATCCTAAGCTTGCTGTCATCTTCGCACGGTGGCTTGATGTTAATTTTGCAATCTGGTGTGACGAGCAGATCGACCAGATTATTCGCGGCAAGCCAGAAGAATTAGACTCTAAACGCGCCCGTCATCAAGCCGCTATCACATTCAAGACCATGTGCACCATGCTGGAAATGATGCGCGGCGAAGAAGGTAAAGAGACTGAGCATTATCACTACGCCAACGAAGCACGACTTGTGAATTTTGCGGTGTTTGGTAAGTTCGAGACGATTGACCGCAACAGCCTTAGCTTTCCAGAATTGGACTTGTTAGCACGGACCGAGAACAAGAATCTAATCTTGATTGCAAAAGGTCTTGATTACGACACGCGCAAACAGGCATTGCTGGAGTTTGTCGATAAAGAAAAGATGAAGCGTATCGCTTAATAATCAGCCACCACCCGCCTTTCGGCGGGTTTTTCAAAGAGTGATTTTTTAGGCATAACGCCAGCCTGTGATGGCGTCGAAAAATATGAGTCAAAAATGAAAACATACATTGGAACCAAAATCATTCAGGCAGAACCGTATGAAAAAGACTATGGGCCAACGGAAACGCATGGTCAACCTGGCTATCGGATTGTGTATCCTGACGGGGGCACCAGCTGGTCACCGAAAACGGCTTTTGAAGAGGCCTGCCGAGAGACATCTGCCATGTCGTTTGGACTAGCCATCGAAGCCATGAAAAAAGGCAGCCGCGTGGCGCGTACAGGGTGGAATGGAAAAGAAGGGACGTTCGCCTTCCTGGTGCAGCTCGATGAGGACGATACATTCATCATCAACGCCCGCATCGATATGAAGGCAGCAGACGGTTCGATGGTGGAGGGCTGGCTGCCATCAAAGGTAGACATGCTGGCCGACGACTGGCAGATTGTCGAATAACCCATGTCAGCCAACAACTGGCTCGTGGACGCCTACACTCGCCACCATATTTTTGTCGAGCGGTTCGCTGGAGGAGTATGGAAGCGCGCGCACCCGATATTCTCCGAGCTGGATAAGCGCTTGCGCGAAGCATTCGACGACGCGCAGAAAGCAGCCGAGGCGGCGGGTGGATCGCCGTCATGGGCAGCAACTCTCCAAGCCGATGTGCGCCTAGCACTTACTGCCATGTCGTCAGATTTTCGCGGCATACTGCGCGACGAGATGATCGGATTCGGGCAGTACGAGGCAGGGTTCAACGAGCGCATCATGTCAACCGTGGTGACTACACAGCTGTCAGGCGTGTCGCCTGAGATTGCACGGGTAATTGGCGAAAACCCTGTGATGCGGCTGTCTGGTAACAAATCCACCGATGTGCGCACCATTGACAGCATCGTACGCCAACTGGCCGCAGGGCAGGCTGATTTTGTCAGTCGAGAAATCCGAGTGGGGCAACTCGCTGGCGAGCCGTCGCATGAGATCGTCAAACGAGTGGCCGCTATAGTGCGAAACCGCACGCCAGCACAGGCAGAGGCCGTGGTGCGGACTGTCACGGCGGCCACCAGCGCTGCCGCACAGGATATATTTTCACGCCAGAACGCGGACATTATATCCGGTGAACGCTGGGTTTCCACGCTCGACAGACGCACCACAATTGGCTGTGCCGCACTGGATGGCAGGATTTTCCAGATCGGCGAAGGACCGTCCATCCCGCGCCACTACAGATGTCGAAGCAGGCGCGTGCCGCAAATCCGCCCAGAGTTTACTCTACCAGGGTTCGGCGGTGTGCGGGCGTCAGAGGCTGGCCCTGTTGGCGGGGGAAAAACCTACGGCGGATGGCTGCGAGACCAGGCGGCTGAATTTCAGAATGAAGTGCTGGGCGTGGATCGCGGAAAACTGTTCCGCACCGGGCGCTATCCAATTGGTGCGTTTGCAGATGATTCAGGCCGGGTGTACACTCTAAAGGAACTCTATGAACGCGAATCACTCACATTAAGACGATAGGAGCCACTAACAATGGCATTGAAAGCAATTCTCGAAACCCTCGAAGGGCTGGACGAAGCCACAGCGGCGCTGTATCGTGCTGACGGCGGCGCATTTGTGTTGGACATCGACGGCATTAACCCTGTTGGCGTGACAAAAAAAAACGCAGAACTGCTGGCAGAGCTGAAAAAAATGAAAGATGCGCAAGCATCCGAGGCCGCAGCTGCTGCTGAACAGCGCAAAGCAGAACTGACCCGTCAACAGCAGTTTGAAACATTGGCCAAGGAATCGCAGGCCCAGGTCAAAAATCTGGAAGCCAAGCTGGTCGAAGTACGGCGTCAGTATGCCCAAGAAAAATGCGGTCTGGTGGCCGAACAGATCGCCGCCAAGCTGTCAGCTGACCCTGCTCGCCAAAAACTGACTGTATCGCAGGTCATGGCCATGATCGATTACGACGCCGAATCCTGTGCCGTGATTTTCCGCGATGGACTCGGTAGCGCCGAAGACGTCGCCAAGCGCATTGCCAAGGATTTCCCGTTCTTGGCCGATGCAAACAATTCCTCCGGTGGCGGTGCCGCTGGTGGTGGCGCACCCGTTGGTGGCGGTGATAGTGCCGACAAACGCAAGTTCATTAATTTCACCAGCGGCGAGCTGGCTCGCATGCGACAGAATGAGCCTGAGCGCTACACCGCCCTGCTCGCCACCCACAAGAAAGGCCAATAACATATGGCAACTACCCGCATTTCGGACGTGATCGTCCCTGAGATTTTTCAAGCACTGGCTCCGGTCAACTCGCCGGAAAAGACCGCGTTTTTCACGTCAGGCATCGTCGTTCGCAACACGATTCTTGATAATGCTGCAAATTCTGCTGGCGCTGATATTGTTCTGCCGTTCTGGAAAGACCTGGACGCTAGCGGAGACCCGAACATGTCGTCCGACAATCCTGCTGAAATTGCGGCTGCTGACAAAGTAACCCAAGGCAGCCAGCGCGCATACAAAGCAGGTCTGAACAAAGGATACTCAGCCGCAGACCTAGCCAGCGAAGTTGTCATGGGCGATATGGCAATGGAGCATGTACGTGCGCGACTGGACAACTACTGGGCGCGTCAGTGGCAAAAACGACTGATTTCGTCCACAGTTGGGGTGATGTACAGCAACATCGCCAACAACGCTGGCGACATGGTAATCAGCGTGGCGGCAGAAAGTACCGGCGCACAGTCTGCAACTACCCGTTTCAATGCTGGCGCGTTCACTGATGCCGTATACACTATGGGCGACAGTGCAGAAGGTCTGTCCGCCGTTTGCGTGCACAGTCAGGTAATGTCGCAAATGTCGAAAAACGACGACATTGTGTATCGCCCTGACAGTACAGGCACGATCATGATTCCAACGTACAAAGGTATGCGCTTGATCATCGACGACGGTATGCCAGTTCTGGCCGGAACCACGTCTGGGTTCAAATACGTGTCTGCCATTTTCGGCCCAGGCGCATTCGGCTACGGCGAAGGCGTTCACGACAACCCGATTGAAATTGAGCGCGCCGCCAGCGCAGGCAATGGTTCCGGCATCGAAACGCTGTGGAGCCGCAAAATGTGGATTCTGCACCCGCTCGGATTCACAGCAGCTGTAGCCCCTGCTGGCAATGCAAGCGGCAAACTTGGCCATACCCGCGCCGAGCTGGCGACTGCCGCAACCTGGTCGCGCGTCATCGAACGCAAAAACGTGCCGATGGCTTTTTTGATCACCAACTAATGAAAGGGTGTAAATCGTGACTGAAGAACAAACCAACCAGGACGGCAATCCCACTGGCCGCCCGCTGACCGCAGAGGAGTTCGCAGCGGCTCAGACAAAGCAGCGCCAGAAGCTGTTTTCCACTGACCAAGCGACCACTTATGCAGCAGATCAAGAAGCTCGCAAAAAGCGGCTGAAAAACGCGGCTGAACTTGGCGAAGGCTAAATATGTCTGGCGACGCCTACACCATCCATGGCACCCCATCAGACCTGCTAACATCACAGGTCGAGGGTGAGCGCCGCCTGAAAGTCGAGGCGACACTCACTGGGCTGCCTGATCCAGAGCCTGTCATCCAGTCAGGGGTACAGGCTAGAGTATCCTTGCTTCAGGAACAGGTCACCACGTCATGGCGCGATCATTTCAGCGTGCTGTACCAGTATTCCGTTCCCATCAATGAGGAGGGGGCTGGGATAATCGGCGGCCAGACAGGCTCTGGCGCTATTTCTCACATCAATTCAAGCGCTTGGCTGCAAAGCGCTGGTGTTGGCCGCGCATGGATCGAATCGCGCGATGCAATTCGCTATGCGCCAGGCCATGAGTTCGGGGCAGAAATGACGGCCATGTCAAGTCAGACAGGAGCCGGTCGAGCCATCTGGGGGATTGGTAATCAGAATGGTCAAGGTGATGCGGTGGCATTCGGGTTCATCAACGGCCAGTTTGGCGCGCTGCTTCGCTCAGACGGCATTGACACATTCATCCCACAGGCGACATTCAACGTCGACAAATTGGACGGAACCGGCCCATCTGGGAAAACCATTCACCCGGAAAACATGAATCTGTACCGAGTGAGCGGCGGGTGGTTTGGCATCCTGCCGATTTCATGGTGGTGGTTTGCGGGTGACGGCATTGGTTTCATCCGCTGTCACACATTCGACCCTACGAACACAGCGAACAAGCCACATCTGTCCAACCCGACGCTGCCCTGCCTGATCGAAGTTGAGACCAGCGGCGCAGGAGCGACAGCAAGCCTACGGACTGCATCGTGTCGCGGCGGACTGCTAGGCGGCGCAGAAGCTGCGACCAACGCGAACCGCCAGCAGGTGGCCGCAGTGCTCAGCAAGTCCGTGCCGGCATCTACCGCATTCACCCCGCTGATTTCCGCAAAAAACCCGACCACTTACCTCGGCAAGGTGAACCACATCCGCGCCCGCTATGGCACTGCTTCGTTGGCGTGCGACGGGACAAAAGACGTCGAGATTATCGTCATAAAAAACGCGACGCTGACCGGCGCTGCGTTTGCGCCAAAAAACATTGCCGTGAGCCCCATCGAAATAGACACGGCGGCCACGGCCATGACTGGTGGCATCGACATCGGCAACCAGATTTTGGCAAAATCATCCACCACGCGAATCAATCTGATCCAAGGTGACGCCATTCTGGCCGTCTACCCTGGGGAGACAATCACCATTGCAGCTCGCAGCACCGGAAATTCGGTGGTGAGTGCGTCGCTGCGCGTGCTGAGCGAGTTCTGACATGGTTGCGTCTGTAGTTTCTGGTCAGCGTGTAAGCCTTCGCGCGGACTCTCCATTTGCAGGACGTGGCGGGAACCCGCCTGCCGGCACGACTGGGACTGTCACCGAGCTGGACGGTGAGTGGGCGACTGTCGACTGGGGCATTGGCGGCGCAGAGACCAACCACAAACCGACAGAACTCGATTCTATCGGCGCACCGCCAACGAATTCCGGCGAATGGGGATGGGCAAAGGCATATTACGACGCAAAAAATCAGGACGTTCCAACAATCCTTGACCGTCTCAATGAGTTGAGCGCGAATTACGACGAACCATTTTCTGTGATGTATCTGCTGATTATCGCGTCCGGCAAAGCCACCAACCGCGTCAACGTTATCCAGCTGCTGCCAACTATCACCAACGGCAACAGGGATTCGGTCACCTGGCCGGCAAACGCTACTCAACCTGGCGGCACGCTGTCGGTTTCCAGCACATATGATGCGACGCGGCAGTGCTGGAAAATGTTGGATGGAAACGACACGACGAACTGGTATCCTGCTAGTGGGCAATGGCTCAACAGCTGGTGGCAGGTTGCGTTTGAGACCAGCTGCTATCTCACAAAAATCGAAATGGTGTTGACGCAAGGGCTATTTCGTCCGAAACGGGTTCGGATCGATGTCGGTAACATAGCTGGCAGCCTCAGTTCGGCGGGTGAATTTTCCATTCCCGAATCGGCAGGAACAGGCGTCACCACAGAAACCATCAATCTAAACGTCGGCATCCGTAAAATCATTCGGGTAACAGTGCTGGAACTGCATGGAACTGGACTGGTCGGCTATCCTCTGATGGCGTACCGCGTGCTCGGGAATAGGTTATAATGATTATTGTTTTCAGAAGCAGCGATTGGAAACCAATTCGCACCGATGCCGCGCCGCACCCATACGGTGTAGCTGGCCCTGGTGAAACAGCGCTGATGCTACAAAATTGGCCACCAGTTAATCTCTACGCCTGCGCGCCAGTTGATGGGCTTTGCTGCGAAGAAAACGAGAAGCGTTCTCGTGATAACGCAGTTGCTGCCATCCGTGCTAGGGCAGTCATCCGGCAAGAGCCGCTCGATATCAAAGAGCAAGTGGCGCGAGAGCAGCTCACGCTGAACATGACAGATGAGGTGCTTATCGAGCGATGGTACGCTGTGATGCTGTTGCGCGAACGCATCCGGCGCGCTAGCAATGCGGCTCAAGAGCTAGCTGGATTCGTGCCGTTGGCCGATGCCTGGGCGTCGGTAGACTCATGGTCTGAGCATGATGTGCCAGCAGTCGAGCCTGGCATGATAATCAGCAACATGGCTATGATTAGCCGGCTCGCACTGACACCAGACCAAATGCAGCACCCCGTGGTCATCATGATGCAGCCAGTCATGTTGGCCGCAAAATTTGTTGATCTTGGATCGCCAGAAACAGCAGAGCGTCTGCAAGCGCTGGTGGTCGCTGGGGTCAAAACGCAAAATGAAATCAACGCGGCAATCAGCGCGCCTATCACCTGGGCGGAACGCATGCCGCTACCTTTTTGAGGCATCATGCTGACAGTCGGAACTGACACCTACATCGCTGAGTCTGATTTTGTTGTCTGGGCAACAGCGCGCGGCTTCAAACTTGAGCTGGAACCAGCCGTCGGGCTGACCCGCGCTATGGACTACCTGTCGCTCCAACCGTGGGTGGGGGATCGCACCGACGCATATCAGACGCTAGATTTTCCACGAGACGGCGAATGGAGTGTGCCGCAGCAGGTCATCCGCGCTCAGTGTGAGTTGGCGCTGCTGTATGATTCTGGCACCGACCCTATGGCGCCAGTCGGCCCGGACGTTAAAAGGGAAAAAGTCGACGTGCTGGAAATCGAGTATCAGGACGGCGCTGGCAGCGTGACAAGCTACCCTGCCATCAGCAGGCTGCTGTCCCCGTGGCTTCCGCTGTCTCGCGGCGGCGTGAATTTTGATGTTCGCAGGGGGTAGAATGGCTATAAATATTGCAAAAATCACCCAGACAGCACGTCGCCTGATCCGTGAGAACGGGCGCGAAATTGTCTTGGTGCGGCTGATCCGCTCTATCGACCCACATGGCGGCCCGTCAGCAGAACTGAGCGAGTCCGTCCGCGCCGTGCAAACGGCTATTGCCAAGAACGAGATCGATGGCGAGCTGGTGCAGCAGGAGGATGTCAGATTCATGATTCCGTCACCGAAAATTCTTGATGACGGAATCTCCGTGGGCGACATTGTACGCGATGGCCAGAACGAATACCGTGTGACGCTGGTCAACCCTGTGCGCCCTGGCGCACAAGGCGCCATCTGGAAAATAACTTGCAGGAAGTAAATCAATGGGATTCGCTGACGACGTACACAAGTGGGCTAGGCGCGTGGGCGCGCGAGCGGATCAAGTGCCGCGCATTGTTGCTGTGCAGATTTCAGGTCAGATCATCGAGCGCACGCCTGTGGATACCGGCAGGGCAAAAGGGAACTGGCAGGCGACAATCGAAACGCCAGCAAGCGGAACACTGAAAGATGAAGACAAATCAGGCTCTGACACAATGCAGAAAGTCTACCGCGTAGCCAACGATTTTAAAGCAGGACACGTGTTTTACCTAGTAAACAACCTGCCATACATCCGTCGGCTGGAACAAGGCTGGTCGCAACAAGCGCCATCCGGCATGGTGGCTGTCACTGTGTCTGAGTTTCAGCAGGCCGTGGCGCGGGCGGCAACGGAGGGGAAATGAACACCCAACTGATTTACGATGCCATCACGCCGATTGTTACCGCAGTGGCAGACGCCGTTGGTGCTGACATTGCCTGGCCAGGGTGGACGGAAAAAAAAGGCCGCCCGTACTACACAGTCAACGTGATACCAGGCCAGCCACAGCCATTCGGGCTGGATCGCATCGACCAGCATCCAGGCGTTATCATGCTGTCCTACAGGGAGATTCCCGGCAAAGGCGCGCGAGTTGGACGCAATGCAGCAGCAGCGATGGCTGGCGCATTCCCACGTGGTCGGCGAATCATGCTCGAAGACGGCAGCGTTATGCTGATCAACCGCGCGCCTCACATGCCGTCTGAGTTGCAAGAAGGGGCGCTTGTGGCGTATCCTATAACAATTACGTTTCTCATTCTCAAGTGAGGGAACCAAATGGCGGTTATCGCTCAAAATACCCTGGCGGAAAAAGGTATTACTCCGCTACTGAAAACCACGCTGTCTGCATCAGACACGCTGATCTATACGCAAAACTCCAATCAGCGCCTGGTCATTGAAAATGACACCGGCTCGCCGGTGACGGTCAACATTGACGGCGACGCAGCCACTAGCGTTCCCGTACCCAATACAGGGGCAATGTTTGATGTCTCTGGCGGGCTGAATATTCCCGTCGCTGATGGAGACGCTGTGTTTTTGACGCTGGATCAATTCAAGGCCTACCTGTCAGGCACTATCACTGTCACTGGCGCTCTTGGCGCGGTGGCCTACATCATCAAGTAAGGAGCCAAAAAGATGTCTGAAGAAATCCAAACCGCAGCTGGCAGTCAGCTGCACATCTCAGATGGGGTTCCTGCCACTTGGGATGAGGCAGGCTTTTCCGCGCTGACATGGGTCAAAATTGACTTGGTAAGCGACCTGGGTTCCGGGTTTTCCAAGAAATATGCAGAAGTGACCTTCCAACCGTTGGCCAAGCGGGAGACTATCCGGCTGAAGGGTAGTTTTGACCTCGGCTCATCCGATGTGACATACGGCTTCAATCCAGGTGACGCCGGTCAGATCATGCTCAACGAAGCAGCGAACTCCGATGACCTGTACTCGTTCAAGATCGTTCTGCAAGACGGCTACACAATTTATTGCCAGGGGCTGGTGATGGGTGACCCTATCAATATTGGCACGATTGACAACGTTGTCACTAAATCGAGCACGATCAACATGCAGTCCGCTGGTCGCGGCTTCGTCTACGTCGCTGCACCATAACCCGCTTTACCTAATGCTAGGGGCGCCAGAAATACACCTAGTCAGCGCTCCATGCGCTTTTTTGACAATTTCCAACGACCGAGGAATACCCGCATGTTTGACATCAGTCTATTCACTGCCCAACAGAAACGCATTGTCGAAATCAAAAAGCCAGACGGCTCGCAGATCATCGACAAAAATGGGGAATCCCCGTGGATTGAAGTGTTTCCTAAGGGCAGCGTCCAATACGCCAAGGCCATTTCTGCCGCCCAGCAGCGCGCCAAGGACGCCAGTGCCAAACGCGGCATCGACGCGACCGAGGCGCTGAAAGCCAACGCCACCCAACTACTGGCAGACTGCATTGGCGACAGTAATTTCACAGGGTCGGATGGCAGCCCGCTGCGTGGGGCTAATGCCTGGCGCTCATACCTTGACGACCCGACGAAGATCATCATTCGCGATCAGATTGATGTCGCCATCGGCGAAGCCAATTTGGAGGATGGTGTCGATTTTTTGAGCTAGCCAACCACCTAACTGACATTTACGCAAGACATCAAGCCTGGCTTGTCCGCCCGCTGAAAAGCACTAATGGCAAAAAATGCCCTCTGGATTTGGCAAAAAAAATGCCGAATTCCACCGCCCAGCAGTTGCCTCCGCTGCTTGGTTTCGAGCATGTCGCAGCAGCGTGGTCAGAGGCGGGTAGGTTCACACACGGCGCGCATGGGATTATCCCGCTGCAGTGGAGTGAGTTGGCAGCATACCAGCAGCTCGTCTCCCCTGCGCTCAACGGATTTGAGTTGAGCATGATCCGGCGAATGTCTGAATCATTCTGTGACGAAATGAATGCCAGCGAAGACCGCCCCCAGCCGTACATCGTTGGGCAGCCGATCAAAACCACAGCAGAACGGCTGGTAGATGCCGCCGCGAGTCGAGAAAGAGCGTCGTTTGGCGCAAGATAGCCCGCCGTGTTGATGGCGGGCTTTTTTTTGGAGATATACATGGACATGGCGACACTTGGCATTTCTATTGATGCCAGACAAGTAAAAAAAGCCACCGAAGAATTGGGGTTCATGGCGGCGGCGTCTTCGAGAGCTGAAGGTGAAATCAATAAGCTAGCCGCAGCATATTTGTCACTGTCAGCCATCGACAAAGCCGTCGATTCAATCCGCGAATTCTCCCGCGAGATGGCAGCTCTAGCGGCTATCTCCGAGGCCACTGCCGAGCAGATGGGACAAATGCGCGAGCAGGCAAAACTGCTAGGCGCCGCCACGTCGTTTTCTGCTGCTGATGCGGCCATGGCGCAGAAAAACCTTGCGGCTGCTGGCCTTGAAGTCAGCGCTGTGCTGAAAGCCGCTCCGACTGCACTGAAACTGGCGCAGGCGGGGCAGCTTGACTTGGCCGAGTCGTCTGACTTGTTAGCGAACACCATGTCGCAAGCTGGCTTGAGCGTGGAGCATTTCAGCCGCATCTCTGACGTTCTGGTAAAAACCGCGAACGTATCAACGGCGTCAGTCCGTCAGCTGGGTCAGGGCATGAAATACGCAATGCCGATAACGGCATCGCTTGGCGTATCGCTGGAGGAAACCAGCGCCGCGCTTGGTGTGCTGCACAACGCTGGCCGCAAGTCAACCCAGTCTGGCACAGATCTGCGTGCCGTACTGGCGAGGCTCATGGATGTGACAAAAGAAGGCGAAAAAGTGCTGGCGGCCTACGGGCTGAAAGTCGCTGACGTTAATGTCAGTACTCGCGGGCTTGTCCCTGTGCTAAATACGCTTGCAAAAGCGAACATGACCGCCTCCGACCAGATGAAGTTTTTCCGCGAAGAAGCCAACGCAGGGGCGCTCGCGCTTATCAATAACAGGGACAAAATCACCGAGTTCACCAAGACACTGCAATCCGCTGGCGGCACCACGGCCAAAGTAGCCGAGGTAATGAGCAACAACCTGGATGCCGCGCTGAAACAGGTCGGTAGCACCATCGAGGGCGCAATCATCCAGATCTCCGACCAGACTGGATTCGAGAAGTGGTTGACAAAAACAGCCAATGCAACATCCGGCCTGATCGGCGCGTTGACCGGCATCAATGCCGAGATGGTCAAATCCGGCATGATGACGGCAGATGCGGCGGCTGGATTTGATAGCATGGCGAATGCCGTCAAGTTATTGGGTGCAGCGCTGGTTGGTGCGGGGGTTTTTGCGGCAATTTATCAGCTTCCGGCTGCATTGGAGGCCGTCAGCATTGGCATGACCGTAGCAACTGGAGCAACGGCAACATTTACTGCCACGCTCCTGGCAAACCCTATCCTGCTGGCAGTGGCAGCCATTGCCGCAGCAACCGCCGCACTCTACCTATTCCGCGATGAGACGGTCACTATCGGCGACACCACGGCGACAGTTTCGCAATGGATTGGCTCACTGTGGGAGCAGACCGCCGGGCGAGCTGGTGAGGCCATTTCTGAGGTCAGCTCGGCTGTCAGCAATTTTGGCGACACCATGCTGCGCTATTCTGGATCGATGCTGGGCGCACTTCTCAACCTGGCTGACGAGAAGCTTTCCAAGCTGTCAGGCATGTTCTCGAATGCGTTCGACGCGGCGCTGTCCGCCGTGCGCGCGGCTGTTAACGGGATGATCAACCTCGTCCCGACGCTGATCAATTCGTTTGGCCGCGCGGCGGAAAACATCTCGGCGCTGTTCAACGCCATCAAATCAGGCTCTGTGAGCGGCGCACTGTCGGTCTTCCGTGGCGAATTTAGCAAAATTAAAGAAGATATTTCGCGCGACACCATCGGGCGGGTGGCAGCAGGTGCTAAGGCAGCAGCAGAAGGTGCTAAGGCGATAAACGACATCGAAAAACTGCTGGCTGAGACCGATCATGCCAAGGTGGCCAACCCAGCCGCCAGAGCCGCGCGCGCAGGGGACTCCCTCGTCAAAGAGCACGCCAAGGCATCCACAGCAGCATCCAGGGAAGCTAATAAAGAGGCACGCGAGGCTGCAAGAGAGCTAGAAAAAGTCAATGACCTGATTGAAAAAGCAAATGGCAATCAATCTCAGTACAACAACAACCTTGCCTTGCTCAGCAAATTCTACAAAGCCGGGAAAATCAGCCTGACCGACTACCGAGCCGCCGTCGAGCACCTGATCATGAAGGAGACCGAGCTGGGCAGGGCGGAGGCCAAGGCGCGGGAGGATGACAAGCGGTTTGTCGAGCAACTGAACGAGACCGCCAAGCGACTGACCGAGCAGGCGGAAACCTACGGCATGTCGGAAGCTGCCATAGCCGCGTATAACCTGAAAAAAGATGAGGCAGCGTTGGCCAGCGCCAAAGAAGCAGGCGCGATTCCTGCGGTGATCAAGCAGCTGGAGGCAGAAGTTGAGGCGCGGCGCAGAGTGTCACTAGCTGCCAACGCGCTTGAGAGCAAAAAGCAGGCAGGTGAAGCAGCAAAAGCTGCCGCCACCCAGTGGGAAAATGCGGCGAAATCCATCGAACAGGCACTGACAGACAGCCTGATGCGCGGTTTCGATAGTGGGAAATCGTTTGCCGACAGTTTGAAGTCCTACGTGCTTAATGCGCTGAAATCGATGACAGTGAAGGTGCTAGTGCAGCCGGTGATTGGGGCAATTTCTGGCGCGGGTCAGCAGATTACCAGTGCAATGCAACCCGGTGGAGGCGGTATCGGCGGCATCAAGCTCAGCAATTTAAGCACCGGAGTACTGGGCGGCAACGCGGTGGAATCTTTCGCTAAGTCGACTGTTGGCCGCTGGTTCGAGTTATCCGACGCATCCGGCGCACTGACTAAAGCTGGCACTGATTTTAAAGTCGCCGCAGGCAAGTTCTCCGATACCGCTGGCAGTGTTCTCAGCTGGGCTAGCACTGGCATTGATGTGTTCAACGCATTCAAAACTGGTGAGGGATGGGGCAAGGCCGCAGGGTCTTCCATCGGCACGCTGATTTTGCCCGGCGTCGGGACCGCAGTCGGAAGTATGTTGGGTGGCGCACTTGATGGGGTATTCGGCGGCAAAGGTGGCCCTAAAACTGGCGGCAATTACAACGCCGTGTTCACAGCGTCCGGTTCGGTGGCCGCTGAAAACATGTTCGGTGGGTATACCCCAGCCGAAATGGACAAGCAGATGCAGCAGGCCGTCACAGGGTTACGCCAAGGATATGCAACCCTGACCGCCGAGCTTGGCGGTCAGATCAAAGACCTGACGATTAACCTAGGTGGCGACATGGACACTAAGGGCACCGCCGGAAACCGGGTGAGCGCGCAGATTGCGCTGGGGTCGGTGGGCGTGGGCATGGGCGGCGGTGATGCCGAGCGGGCGCTGTGGGACAAGGCCCTGTATTCGTCGGTGAGCAAGAGCGTCAGCGGCGACATGGGAGAAGCGCTGGCACTAGAAGTTAAACGCATGATGATTGCGGCGCTGCGCGAATCTGACTTGCCTGAAGACATTGCCCAGGTATTCAGTGGCGTCGATCTGTACAGCGCCACAGCCGAGCAAATAGATGCACTGATTGCCAAGGCGCAGGAGATGGCGCAGATCCGCAAGGCGTTTGAGTCGCTGGGAGGCACATTTCAGCAGCTGGCAGGGCTGTCATGGACCGTTCAGCAGGCGTTGGTGGCCACAGCCGGTGGTCTGTCCGTGGTGTATGAAAAATTACAGTCGTACTACGAAAACTATTACACAGAGTCAGAGCGCGCCAAGAATGCCACCACGGCGCTGACGACGGCTATCAATGCAATCGGCGTCAAAATGCCGAAAACAAAGGCAGAATTCAGGGCGCTGGTTGAAGCTCAAGACCTAACAACTGAGTCTGGCCGCGCGACATACTCTGCGCTGATCAATGTTAGCGATGCGTTCGCAGCCGTCAGCGCCAACGCTGAAAAGGGCGTGCAGGAAGCCTACGACCGCGAATCAGAGGCAGTCCGCACTGCGATTGATCGCTTGGAGCAGTTCACGAAGCGCGTCAGACAGTTCCGTGACGAACTGTATCTAGACAAAAATCTGTCCACGCTGTCGAAATATGACCAATATCAGTTAGCCAAGGCGACATTCGAGAACGTGAGCGCACGGGCGCTGGCTGGCGACCAGGATGCACAAGACCAGCTCGAACAGGCATCGCGCGACTTCTTGGAATATTCTAAGGAGTACAACGCAAACAACACTCAGTATCAGATTGACTTTGACAATGTTCAGTCGATCCTGAGCCGTGTGCAAACGTCCGCGCAGAGCCAGATCGACGTAGCGCGCCTGCAACTAGATGCGATGAATCGCATGGTAGACGGCATTCTGAATGTCAAATCTTCCGTACTTACCCTGGCCGAAGCTATCGAGGCGTTTCAATCAACGCTGGCCGCGCAGACTAAGGCCGGTGCAGTTGACACCAACACAAGCACAGCCAAAGCCACGGGTGGAGTCACCAACACAAGCACAGCCACGGGTGGAGTCACCAACACCAACACAAGCACAGCCACGGGTGGAGTTTATGCGCCAGACCCGCGCAACCCTGACCTGTTGGTCACTGTGCCGGGTGCGATATATCGCGGCATCGTGCCAGCTGGTAGGGAACTTGGGTGGATGCAGACACCGGGAGGTAAGCCAAAACCTGTTGCCATCCACCCTGACCACCCTGATAGCCGTACTTACAGTCTCGATTCGTTCAGTCTCGATTCGTCGCTTGCCTATGTGCCAGGGTTCGCCACGGGCGGAATTCACGCAGGCGGGCTGCGAATTGTCGGCGAGAACGGCCCAGAATTGGAGGCAACCGGCCCAGCGCGCATTTGGACGGCAAGCCAAACGATGGACATGATTCGCGGTGGCGCGTATGGGCGACCAGATGTCGAGCCGCTCGTAAATGAGTTGCGCGCTCTGCGCGAACAGCTCAGTGATGCGCAGCGCGAAAACGCCAAATTGCTGGAAGCGCAGCTGTCGCAGCGGGAAGCAATCGCTGAACTGCAACTGGCAGCACAGCGTGATGCAGCCGTCAGCGCCGGACGTGCCAAGGCGGGGGAAATGTAGATGAGAATCGTTGCAGTAGTGAATGCAAGGCGGCTGAGAGACGGCGCGTTGGAGCAGTTCGGATTTTCAGACAGAGGGATGACGACGACGCCAGCCAGCACGCCAGCCAATACACGGTTCCCAGCACTGATCGAAAGTCCGGTGCTGGGCCGTGTTGACATGTTCGACAAATTGACCACGTTCGGGGGGGTGGATGCAGGGCGAGGTGACTTGCGTTTGATCAACGCGGGCGGCGTCATTGACTGGCTGTTGACTGATTACGCGGTCAATGGCCAGCAGGTGCTGGTGTATTCAGGCGACGATGATGCGCTGAATTTCCCCGGAGACTACACGCTGATGCACTCAGCGCGGGCGCTGGCAGCCGTTGGCGGATGGGATTTGGTGACAATCCAGCTCACCGATGACTTGGCCAAGTTGAAAAAATCGCTGTTGCCGAATACATACACAGGAGGGAATGCCCTGCCTGCAGGCACGGAAGGGTTACCATCCGACATCAAAGGCCTTCGCAAGCCACGGGTGTACGGGCGCGTACAGAACATCAGTCCGTACTACGTCAACACGGCGCGTCTGATCTATCAAATCAGTGACCGACCATGTAGTGTAATGGCTGCATATTCGCGTGGGGTAGGCTGGGTAGCCGAAGCGCCATACGCGGCATTTGCTGACCTGCAAAACGACGCGTTGGAGCCAGCTAACAGCAAGTACAAGGTGTACTCTGGCCCAGAAGGCTGTTTCGTGAGGCTAGGTTCCGTGCCTTCTGGCACATTCACGGTTGATGCGGAAACAACCGAGACGCGCTGCGGCGAACTGCTGAAAACGATCTGCATTGACGCTGGGGTTGCGCAAGTGAATATTAACTCCGATGATGTTGCGCACGTCAATATCGACACAGCGCCGTGCGGTATCTGGGTGACGGAGGATATGACAAGCTTAGACGCGGCAAACCAGGTTGCCAGCGCCAGCGCCGTCTATTTTAGGTTCAACCGACTAGGCAAGCTGCGCATGGGGCGCATTGAACCAGCCAGCGGTACACCGGATTACACGATCAAGCCACATTACGTGGTCGCAATGGATGTGGTTGCACTCAACGACACAGAAAACGGGGCGCCAGCTGGATCGGTGACGGTCGAGTACTCACGAAATTACACTGTGCAAAACGATTTGGCCGACACGGCGGCGCAAGGACGTGCGTCGTTCGCGGCAATCGAGTGGCGTCAGGCGACCGGAGCAGATTACGGTATTCGGAACATCTACGCCGATGCGCCGGACATTACTGTGCAATCGTCAACACTCTCAGAGAGCAAAGCTCAAGAGCTGGCCTCCACGCTGTTGAGCCAGCTGTCTAGCCGCTTGGCGCTGGAGGTGACAATCAAAATCGACGAGTCACAGATGTTCGAAGCGATCGACATCGGTAATACCGTGCGGCTGCAATACCCGCGATTTGGTCTGCACGCTGGCCGAAATTTTGTGATAATAGGAATTGTTTACCATTCGGCAGCGACAGAAATCACTCTGCGTCTATTGGGGAGCGAATAATGGATCGTGTTATCATCGGCTACGGAAACCGCATCGAGCAGGCAACGTTGAGCGGTGGGAACTGGCAGGCCGCGCTGAATAACATCAAAATCCGCGCACTTCAAGAGCGCGCGCGGTCTGTCAATGCTTTGCGCGTATCAACTTGGTTCGATGTTGATCTGGGGCAAGAGCGACTGGTGAATATGCTGGCCAT